TAAAAGAATAGATGACACTAGATACGGTATTTCAAGCTGCGGTCAAGTTGTAAATTTAGAAACAGAAAGAGTCTTGCGTCAAACTTTAAACCAAGGCGGTTATTTCTGTGTAAATCTCTATGATCCCTCTAAAAGAACAGCTCGCGTGCATAAACTTGTAGCTGAGGCTTTCTTAGAAAAGGTAGAAGGCAAGTATAGTGTAAACCATATCAGTGGTATTAAAACAGAAAATGACTATACGAATCTAGAGTGGGTCACTTCTTCTGAGAATACAAAGCATGCTTATGAAACGGGGTTAATGAAAAAGGGCTCTGAAAAATCTTGGGCAAAAGTTGACGAAGAAGATGTTGAAGAGATTTTAGAGAGAATGATGAGTGGTGACAGAGATGTTGATATTTCAAAAGACTTTCCAATAAATGCAGGAAGCTTATCTAACCTTCGAAACAGACGTTCTTGGAAGCACGTCAGACCTGATCTCATCCCTCCAATTGCCTCTAGAAAAAAGGCAAACAGTCTCAATGTAGATGATATCCCTGTTATTCGCAAAATGATAAGTAGCGGCGAATCTGACACTGCGATTGCAAAGCATTTTAAAGTAAATCGTGGCTCAATATATCAAGTGCGCTCAGGAAAAACTTGGAAGAACTACTAACGTAACAACTCGGCAAAGAACTGGTTTTGCCTAACGAGCAAGACTGAAGAAAATCGATACGATGAGATCGCTGCGGCGACATTTAACGACCCACGCTTCCGGAAACTTAACGAGAAACTGGGCTTAACAGAAAAAGACTTGCGCAAGGCAGCGAAAGCGCAAAACATGGTCACATTCTACGGCGCCGGCGACAGGACAGGCATTCTTAATGTTGAAGGGAAGCTCGCGAAAGTTCTCGGAAAAGACACTGACACGTTAGTCGTAAAAGCTGCTGACCGCGACACTGTATTGGCGGAGATTTCAGCACGTACGGCAAGAGTGCCTAATTGGGACACCGACACAGTCGCTGAGATGAAGAGACTCCGCGCCAACGTTCGAGACGTGTTCAACAAGGGCTCGGATCCCGGCGACGACATAATGGAACAACTGTGGTTTCTCGATTCGCAGACAAAGGACCTTGTGGAGAAAATGTCGAAGTCTTACAACAAAGTAGTTACGCCGGATGACTTCAAGGCAATCGCCAAAATCATGAGCGAAGAGCTAGCCGAGCAAGTGCCGATCTTAAAAGACTTCACCAAATTCTTCGGAAGGCTGGCGGAAGACTTTCTCAAGAGTGCTAAGCCTTCGAGGTCTAACTTTGATTGGAAAACAATAGGCAAGATCGCGGTGCTCGGTGAGAAGAAAGGGCAGTACAAGCTCCCGCCAAGGCTCTCAGAGATGCTCGGCTTGAACCCCAGCAAATCCGTCTCTGAGCAACTGCTAGAGCAACTGCCCTTCTGGACTAAAGACGGATCGCTTTCGCAGTTCCTCTATGGGATCCCTTCTCCCGACGATCGAAGAACCGGCGCAAAGTACTTCAAGTTTGACTTAGCGAAGCTGAAGAAACTTAGCGAAGTGGAGATTTTTTATGCCAACAAGCTGCCTAAAAAATGGACAAATGTTCCTTGGGTAAATTTCGACGGCTCCACCATTGAGCAGAATTTCACACAGACGTTTGAAGAAAAGCTGCGGTATAAGGACAAAGACGGAAATTGGATGACAAGCATCCTGCAAGTACCCCAGAAAACCAGTGCGACATGGTGGGAGCAAGTGGTTAATGACGATGGCAACATAAACGACATCGCCGACGCCACCAAGGCGAGAACGGCCTTCGCAGTAAACGGGAATCACTCTAACGATGCCGTTATCGTAAAAAAGTTCCACTTGTGGGGAAAAGAAAACAATATCGCAACAAGCACGATCCACGATGCTTTCTTCGCGAACGCCGCAGTAATGACAAAAGCCAGAAAAGCTCTTCGTAAGATTTACGGCGAGGTCATGGACAAAAATGTCATTAAAATGACACTCGACGAGATGCGCTCTCGGGGCTTGCCGAAAGATCTTTACGACAAATACCTTAAAGAGGCCATCGAGTCAGGACTGACTCCTGTTGCCGGTAAGTCAAAAATCGCAGGAAAAACGATGACGGAGGAAGATATCCTTAAAGCATTAGACATTTTAGAAGACGTGCCGGACGGCTTTAACGCAGATCGCGCGTGGTACGGTGTAGGTTGAGGGAACACTCGTGAGCTGGCCTAAAGCCGCATAAGCCTTCCCCCAGCCCGTTAAATTAAAGGAAGAGGTCGACGCTGAGCGTTACCCTGAAAAAGTAAGCTTTTATCATTGTATTTATTTACAATAATAACAGTTGATCTCTTCAAACTAACATATACTGCGGGGTTTATTCAAATGACCTCGCAGAGTAATGTTTAACTAAAGAAGCTGTGCTTCACAATATTGAGTTGTACTCAGAGGAACGATATGGACCCGAATGACGCAAAAGACCCTGGAACTGCTGAAGAGCAGGAAGCTGCCCGTAAGGTGGCACTTGAAAAAGAGGAAGGTGATAAAAAGCTTAAAGAAACCGGTGATGATGACGGTGTTTCTGCAGATGTTCTGAAGAAAGCTGTGGACGCAGCTCTAGCCCCCATCAAAGCTAAACTTGACGAAGCTTACACTAAGCGTGACGAAGCTTTGGCACAGTCTGCTGAACATGAGCAGAAAACCAAAGAAGTAGAACGCGAGAGAATGCGTGAGCAAGGCAAAGAATCAGAAGCCCTGCAAAGCGAACTCGACGAATTCAAAGCAAAAGACAAGGTGAAAGACAGCAAAATTGTTGAACTGACCCGAAACATGGAAGTCAACAGTATGCTAGCCAGCTTAGAATTCCGAAGCGACAAGTCACGTAAGATGGCCTTCGAAGAAATTGTCAGCGAACTGGTACAAGAGGAAAATGGCAATTGGAAGCACAAATCGGGTTCCGACCTGAGCAGCTTTGTCAAATCTTTCTCCGAAGACGATGACAACTCTTTCTTATTCAAGACAAAAGAATCCAGCGGTGCTGGTGTTATGAGTCCTCAAACAAAGTCTTCTGTTTCTAGCAAAGGTGGCTCCGTGTTTGACCTAAGTCAAGACGAAGTTATCAAGCGAGCACAGGAGGGTACTCTTAAACCCCGTTAAGGAATTAAAAAATGGCTGCTGAAACTAACCTAGCAGGTGCCACTAACGAAGTACTGCAGGAAGCACTCTCTGCGTACTCCGACGAAGCGTACACAAATGCTCGGAAGCTCTCCGGCACTGCAATCGTAGGCGGTAACCCGCTTATTGACAAAAAGACCGAAACTTTTGTTGGCCAAATGCGCTGGATGAAGCCATTGTCAGCCAACATCAACGTAGCTTCGCTTACAGATGCTACTGAGGGTCAGACTACCAGCTACAGCACCGATTACCTCAAGTACATCAAAACTGTTCGTACACACGGTGCGAAGAAAGTTAACATGAAAGAGGTTGTGACGCAACACGATGGTCTGGCCAAAATTGGTCGTGACTTCGGTGAGACCCAAGCGCAAGACGAGCATAACGGTGTTCTGGCCGTCCTCAAGGGCGTTGCTCTTTCTGAGGCCCTGAACGGTGTCGCAGCAGGCAGTGGCAGTGCAGGCCTGGGTGGACAAACTTTTGACAACGATCCATCTGAACAGAAATACGGCTTTTACGTAGACCTTGGGTCAGACTCTCCTGTTGTGGCAGCCACCTCAGCTATTCAGGGTGCTGCTCGCGCAGAGTCCTTCTTGCAAGCGATGGGCATGGCGTTCAAAGACTACGAACCCGACTACGCGTACTTGATCACTACCCCTGAAGTTTACGCATCTTTGCGTTCAGCCAACTTGGTTGACGCTGATCGTGTTCGCGACGGCAGCATCGAGTTTACCACGATTTTTCAAGGTAAACTCCGTTTGATCCAGACTCGCGCCTCGCAAGGGCTGACTTCAGCTGAACTGATCAAATTGAACACCGGTCCAGGCGTTGATATTGTCGGCAACAAAACGTCCTTCATTGTAATGCCGGGCGCTCTGGCAATGGAAGATTTGACAGTCCCAATGCCCACCGAAATCGAGCGCAAAGCGGGCACTTATCAAGGTGGTGGCGAGACCGCAATCTGGCGTCGCTGGGGCTATGTTCTTGCTCCCGCAGGCTACGACTGGGTAGGTAGCGAAGAAGCATTTCCCTCCGATGCGGCTTATCGGTATGTTGTTGAATCCGGCACTCCGAAAACGCTGTCTGCTTCCGCCGATCCCCTTGCGAATGTTGTAGGTACTTGGAAGCGTAAGGCTGCCTCTGCACTGTCTCTCGGTATCCTCCCGGTATTCCATTCATAAAAGGAGATTGTCATGAGTCTCGTCAAAGGTGTTAACTCACTTGCACTTCCTTCAGAAGGTGATGAGTATTTCTCTACACGCGTTGACAGCGAAGCTTGGCTGACTGCTAATTACGCTAGGAAGGCGGCAGCGCTTGTCACCGGAACAGGAATCTTTGATGAGCTCCTCTGGATTGGTGTCGCTGTGTCAGATACGCAGCTGACGGCATTTCCGAGAAAAGGCAGTTACTTTGATCCCCGATTAGGTATGACAGTAACTCTCGACGGGACATTTACACCCAAAAGAGTTATGACAGCCCTGTTTGAGCTTTCCTTGCATCTTCTAAATAACGAGGATCTGCTGAATGACACTGGCAGTATTGAAACTCTGAAACTCAGCGGTATCGAGTTGAAAGAAATCAAGTCAGTGGCTACTTTACCGGCAGCAATAAAAAGGATCGTTCGGCCTCTGCTTGAGAACAGAGGCGCAGCTTCATGGTGGAGAGCTAACTAATGGCTTACGCAGCGTTAATTGACGCAAAGCTTTCAACAGCTTATCGACAGCTCAAAGATTTGGCTCAGACAGTAGTGTTTGTGAGAACTGAGGTTACAGATTTTGACTTCAGCTCGGGACAACCTGCTATCGAGGCCGCTCCCGAAAGGGAGATACTTGCGGTAATCCTTGAAGAAACCAAAAAGAAAGGCGTAAAAAAGATGCAGCTACTTTTCAAAACAGTTGATCTGCCAATCTTATCAGGTTTTGATCAAGTGAAAATCAAAGGAGAATCTTGGTCGGTAGGACCTGTCGTCCACCAGCGCAAATATATTACCTTACTTGATCTTGTATCAGGAGGCGCTGATGGGTAGGTACACTGATGCTCAACAGGACATCTTTTCGGTGTTCGCAACAAATGAATGGAAAAGTGAAGGAATTGCGACACACCCTTCTCTTATTGTCCCCGACAATCCTGGGCAAGAATACATCCGAATTTCAGTTATTCCCTCGTCTACAGGCATCAACACAAAGTCTGTTGCGGGAATGCTGTTAATAGACATATTCGCTGCACGCGTTCAAGGCCCCAGAAGGCCAATGGAAATCGCTGACGCTTTGGACAAGTACTTAAATGCCAAATCAGTTCAGCTTTCTTCCGGGATGACGCAGTTTATGAGCAGCAGTACAGGTAAGCCTCTAGAGGATAGAGAAGATCCTGCGTTAAGCATGACTCTTTATTCAATAGCTTTTAACTACTTCGGAGAAAACTAAATGTCTCAAATTACCTCAATCGGCGCAGGTTTGTTCTCAGACCTTGCGGTCGCAGCTCCAGCAACAGAACTGACCCCTGCAGGGATCGCGGCTCTTGACACCGATGCCGAGTTCCAAGCGCTGTTCGCAACTGAAATCGCTTCAATGGGCGGCACACCCGCTCCTGGTACATTCACCCGTATCAAGAACGTTCGAGAATTCCCGAGCTTGGGTACACCTCCGAACGTTGTGAACGTTCCGGTGTTCGGCTCAAAAACCTCTCAGCAGATTCAGGGCCAGGCGGATGCTCCTTCAATGGAGATCACTCTAAACTTTGTTCCCGCCGAATGGGCCAAAGAAGCCGGTAACATCTTGGGTAACTTCATCGGCGACGGCAAACAGCACGTCTTCCGGTTCACTTTGCTGAATGCTGAGCCGACTGGCACAGACGATACCAAATACGCGTCTACCGCACCGGGCGTGGGCACTGTAGGCAACTCTCAGTATTACTGGCTCGGTAAGCTGGAAGCACTTCAAGTTTCTCCTCAGCTGAGCGACACGAACACTGCTACGGTAACTCTTACTATTCAGTCTGAGTTCTTCGGTGCTTTCACAAACTAAGACTTTGCCCCGCCAGTAGACGGGGCTATTTTTACCTAATTAGGGATTTACAATGACTGATACGCCTGACCGGCCTTTTGACAAAAACTATGTAATTAGTCTCACGCTAAAGCACATGCGGGGCACTGCTGACTACAGCATAAACAAGACTATCGCCCGTGTGGCCGAATTTAGCGGCGACAGCGTCAAGAGTATGGAGATTATGCAAACGCTGTCTATTCTCCACGGTATGAAACGCGATATTGACAAATTATCCGAATCAATAGTCAACAAATCAGGGAGTGAAAATGACAACTCCTAATATTCCAAATATTAAAAAGGATCAAACCCCAATGTCAGGTTTTAAAGCTCTTGTCTCAAAACGCATGACCATGAAAGTTACGTTCATGGACGAAGAAGTTGAAATTGGCAAACTGAGTGTCCGCACCGTTATGGAGATCCAGGAGCAGGCCAAGAAGGAAGATGACACCAACGGCATGACAATGCTTCGCATGGTTATCAAGTCGTCTGTCCCTGAGGCCGGAGAGCTTTCGGACGAGGACTTTGAGACTTTCCCTATGGACGAGCTGGGCAACCTGTCCAACAGCATTCTAAAATTCTCGGGGATTAATCCGGATGCCGCTACGCCGGGGGAGCCCGACTAACAGGTGAAGAACAGATGATCTACGAGATCGCCTTTCACCTGAAGATGCCGGTTTACCAACTCATTGAAGAGATGCCTTACGAGGAAATTCTTGGGTGGCAAGCTTTCTTTGAGATTCAACCACCCGGCTGGCAAGAAGACAACCGAGCTTTTAAACTTCTTCAAGCCCAAGGCGTCAAAGCAAAGCCCGGTGAGGTGTTCCCTTCTCTGGCTAAGATTATGAAGCCTAGAGATATCAAGCACACAGACGGCATGCTGGAACAGCCCGAACTTCAAGGCACGAGCCTTCTAGGGAAGCTGATGGCGGCCAGAGGCGGAGAGAAACTACCCTATGATGAGAGTCAGAGTGACGGGTAATTTGAAAGACGAATTTGACGAAGCTTCTAAAAAGCTGGTCAAAGAAACTAAAAAGAAAGCAATTAGAGGTCTGAGAGACGCCACACCCGTTGACACAGGAGAGGCCAGAGATGGTTGGACGTACGATGATAAGGGGATATATAACCCCGTAGAGCATCTGCGCCAACTCAACCGGGGCTCTTCCATGCAGGCACCACTAAACTTTGTTGAAAGCGCGATTCTGAGCACCCCCGGCGTAGAAGCTAACGGGATAATTGTTCGCGAAGATTAAACCATACCCCACTGAGCCTGTCGCTTGGTGGGGTTTAATTTCAGGAGATTGCTATGGCTGGCATTCGTATTGATGCTGAGGCTAAAACTAATAGCGCGAGAGCGGAATTAGAGCAACTCAACCGGAAGATCGGAGACGTGACAAAGAATGCACGTTTCTCCGGAACTGCTCTAGACAAAGTCTTTGGCAAACGCTCAAATAACCTTGAGAAAGAAGCCGACGGCGCTACAAAGTCTTTTAAGAAAATGGAGCGCAAAGGGACTCAGTCACTGCGCAAAGTAGACAAGTCTGTAACTAAAACCTCCAATGGGATGTCGGGACTTAGGAACACTGTACTTGCCGTGGGCAGCGCAATTGCGGCGATCGCGGCCACTAACGCTTTCAACAAAGTCGCGGACGACTTGACGGACTTACAAAACCGCCTCAAGCTGGTCGAAAACAGCATGCTGAGCGTCTTTCGCGCGCAAGAACAGCTATATAAGGTATCTAAGGATACCCGCTCAGAGCTTGCTCAGAACGTTTCACTGTATGTTGACTTGACGAAAGCGTCCGACAGGATGGGCGTCAGCCAGCAAGCAACCATAAGCAACCTTCGAACCTTGCAGCAGATGGCAATGCTATCCGGCACCTCTCTGGATGGCCTCAAAGCAGCCTTCACGCAGCTGGGCCAGGGTATTGCGTCGGGTGCGCTGAGGGGTGAAGAGCTAAACTCTGTTATGGAGCAGTTCAAAGTACTGAGCTTTGCACTTCAGAGAGAGTTGAAAATGAATGCCGGCGAATTGCGAGAGTTTGCCGCTACCGGTGGTATCACAACTGAAATTATATTCAGCACCTTACGCAATAACGCCGCAAAGACCGAAGAAGCGTTTAACCGGACAGAGATCAAAGCCGAGCAAGGCGTCGCAAAGCTTTCAAAATCTATCGCATTATTCTCTGGCGAACTGAACCACGCGCTGGGGACCTCTAGACGCTTTGCCACAAAGCTTGTAGGCATGTCAGACGCAATCGACCGCGCTTCATCGTCGGTTAGTGATTCCGTCAACAACACGATGCTGGACATACAAAACTTTTCGCGGTCGTTCCAAGTGGAAGACAGCGCTTTCCGTGCGGCAAAGTTAGTTTACAAGTACAGCGATTCTATTGATGACGTCGCCGCAGCTACCTGGCGTTATCGAAAAGTCCTTTACGGGCTGAACCAATTACAAAAGTATTTCAAGCCCGGAGAAGTCGCCGAAGAGATTAGCGCAGCTTCTGAGCAGATCGGCAAGCTCACAACAGTCGGCTCCGGTGAGTTCACATACAGTGTGGATGTAGGTACGCTAAAAGCCGCCCGAAAAGAAGCCGACAGTGCGCTTACAGAGACCTTGAAATCGACGGCCCTAATTGGCTTTGAAATTGGCTCAGTTTTCGCAACAGTTAGCTCAAAAATCTTAGGCGTTGTGGGCGACACAAGGTTGGCAATACGACCTCTCACAAACAGTGTCGAGAAAGAAATTGTCAAGCTTTTCACAGTCACGGAAGCAAAAGCTGACAGGGCACTACGACCTTTCCTTCGTGGGCTACAAGCTATTAATGACACACTCAGTGTTTCTCGCCTGGGACAAAATATCGAAAGGTCATTCGTTGATATTTTCAGGTCAGACTCACTCATTACTTTGAAGGAAAACCTCGGAAACTTTAACGACGAACTCCAGTCCGGCCCGACTCGGCAATGGCCTGTGATTTTCAGATCGTTAGAGGTAGCGGCGTACCGCGTTGCTATTCCGTTTAGAGATTTAGGCGTTGAGCTGGGTCTTCTTGAGAACAAATTCTTGTTTATCAGGAACACGCGCTTTGACAAGCTGCTGACGACAGTGAAAGCCCTGGGTGGCGCATTTGTCATGCTTTACAAAGACATCATCCAGCCTAATCTTAGAGTTTTGTTCACACCCTTGCTGGTTGAGTTGAAGTATTTTGGCAAAATTTTTAAAGATGTTCTATCAGACACATTTTCTGAGAGCTTTGGCTCAAAGCTGGCCAATCTTATTGCGGATGTGATTGTAAGTGCTTTCAGATTTCTTGCTGACATCGGCACAAAAATTGCTGACAGCCTCTTTAACAAACAGTCTTTTACGTCGAAGGCAGTCAGTGTTACGAAAGAGGCGTTGAAAGGTATTCTTGCCTTGTTGAAAGGGTTTGGCGCAACAATGGCCGAGCGTCTTCTCGACGGCTTTGGTATGGCATTCGAGAAGTTGTCTGGTAAGAGTATTGACAAAGGTCTAGACAACTTCAAAGACAAGTTGAAAAGCATTACCGATATTGACTTTTCTTTTAAAGCGCTTCCGTCATTCGACATGGAGGGCATCGCAGAAGGCTCAATGGACCTCTACAAAAGGATGGTTGATCGCGTTCAGGCATTGACTGTCAAGATGACAGCTGTAGTCCCGAAGATGGTTAAAGACTTTGGCCGCAGTGTCAAGGCTGTGTTTCTAGACATCTACGATAAAGTGGTTGGTAATTCTTATTGGCCTGACATGATTGACGGCGTGGTGGATTACACAGACAACCTAGGCGGCGCGCTCAGTAAAATAAACCGCTTTGGAGATAGAGTTAGTCAAGCTTTTATGTCGATCGGCGAAAGAATCGCTAACATGTTTTCCAGCGTCGGCATAAACGTGGCAGGCATTTTTGAGACAATTATGACCGCCGACTACGGTCGGGTGTTCAGTGTGCTGAGCGCCAACCTCGCAACTGCTATCGGTACTGGGTTTGCATTGTTTAGCAGCAATGCCCTTCTGAAAATAGGTTCCGCAGGTTTCCTTATTAACTTGCTTAGTGACGCTTTCAACGTTGACTACGAAAAAGTGTTTGGCGGTATCGCTACTTTCGTAGGAACAATTGGAGGCACGGTCGCGGCAGCCTTCATCACCGGCATCAAAGACGCTATTGATTTCATGTTAGCCGCAATTCCGGCTGTTATGAACGGGCTCATCAGTGGGCTAGTCAACGCAATCACCGGCGGAATTCCAATCATCTCTGATTTGTTCGGGTCCCTCTTAGAGTTTGCTACTTCTAATGCTGTACTGACAGGTATGATTATCGGCTCTGTTGCATACATGAAGTACGTAAAAGGCCAGAAGCTCTTTCAAGGTATCGGCAACCTGCTACTCGGTGAAGCAGCGACTAAAGGGCCAACCAAAGGCAAGAGACCACGCGGTGGAGGAGCTGTCGGCTACATGGCACCTTTCCTGCCCGTTGGCGGCCTCGGTGGTGGCGGAAAAATGGCTGGCATCATCAAGAGCCTAGGGAAATCGGGTCTTCTAGCTGGCGCTGCATTTGCTTCTTCTTTTGCTTTTGAATCGATTTCATTTCTGGAATCAGCGCTCGTCGGCATCCCCTTGCTCATAAACGGCTTGATTGGCCCCGCGCGTCTGGGCTTGATCTTCCGGCAGTCAGCGGCGGTTCTGACGCAAATGCTTAAAGGTAGTTTCTTGGCTTCGGCGGTCTATGCAAAGAGCGTCTACGCGGGCTCTTTCCTTGCTGATGCAATCGCACCGGCAGCCGCAGGAATGTCAGCGGTACTCTCAAAAGCTTTCGGCGGAGGACGCCGCAGGAGAGGGCCGGGCGTGTTAGGTACGTTTGCAAACGACATCGCAAACGTCGGCTCAGATGTTATGGCAAACATCCGCAAGAACCGCAGCAAATACGTGAGCGGCAACATCTCATTTGCCCGATTAATTTTCGGAGAGAGATTGTTCGCCTTGAACGACTTAAAGTCTGCGTTCAGCAAAATGACAGGCGTCTTTGCCAGGAAGCTTGCCCCGCTATATGACACCGTAGTTAATTTCGGCAGCCGAGTATTTAACGTACTAGGTCCTAACGGAGTCGGCGGGAGAGTGGTGAGCGCTACAATAAGCTTGGCGCGAAGCTCAGGCAGAGTAATAAAAGCTGGTCTTGGGATAGCCCTTGACGCATTCCGATCAGGCTTTGGACTGTTAGCGAGAGTAGCTACTTCAAAAACAGGCTTGATCATTGGGGGGCTAGGTCTCCTATTTGGCAGCATGGGCGCATTCGCGGGCAGTGACGATACGCTTTCTGACATCTCTGGCGAACTCGGCAGGCTAATTGCTGTCGCGGCAGGTGTTGGTGTGGCAGTCACAGGTATCGGCTTGTTGGCCAATGCTTTCAAAGATTTCTCAGTGGCACGCAACTTAGTGCTCAAGAATGCCTCCACTTCTGCGATTGCGGCGGCGGCTCCCGGCATCAACAGCGAAAGACTTCGCAACATGCGTAACGGGATGACGGCTGGTGTCGCTACCGACTATGCCAGCCGCAGGACGGCTGTCGTGGGTTCTGAAGCAGCAGCAGGCGCGGCTAAAGCGGCAAGAGCAGCAGGACTAGCTGCGGCAAAAGCCAGGTTCGCAGGATTCGCAACGGCTCTTGGCAGTTTCAGAAGCAGTGTGATGAAAGTAGTAGCCGTAGTGACTCCCGCATTCAAGCTGATGGGCAATGTTATTTACAACTCCCTCAGCACAGCCCTCCAGCTCTTGGGGCCAGCCGCCAGGGTCGGCTTCGGAGCGATCACCGAGCTTTTCGGCAAAATTACCGGCAGCCAAGGCTTGGTAGCAGGCGGCGCAATCGGCAAGGCCGGTGCATTCTCCGAAATTGGCGAGCTTTTAAAGAGCTTTAGCGGAGAGACTTTTACCGATCTTGCAAACAGTATCTCCGAAACAATTCAAAACCTGGGCCCCGCGTTGGGCGTTCTCATGAACGACGTTATCGGAGGGATGGTTCGCATAGCACGGGCCGGTCTGACGGGCTTGCGAGCCGCTTTCCTCCGAATTATCGCCTTTATCGGAACAACCACCCTGATATTGACAGGTGTTGGGGCGGCTGCGGGCGCGCTAAGCCTTTGGATGTTTGGCCCTGAAGGGACATTCGGCGAGAAAATCGAATATGCCATTGACAAGGTCCAGCAGTTGTTCGGTATGGAGCCTTCAGGTGGTATCGCTCGTTTTGCCAAGATAATGGACAATATTAACACCGGTCTGGCAGAGAATGAAAACATTAAGAATATTAAATTTGCCGCGAAAACAGTTGATACCGGAGAACTGACTGGACAAGAATTTGGCAGATTCCAAAAGTATACTGGTAGCATAGGCAAGACTGTCAGTCAAATGGATCAGCTCAGATTTGAGCAAGG